ATAAAAAATCTAAAAAAGAAATGACAAAGATGATGAATCTTTTACAAGATATGAATGAACATTTAGTATTGTCTTTGGTTCAAATAGATCCAACATCTACTTATGAAGATATTATACGAGTAGGTGATTCAGAAATGTACTTTATGGATTCCAAGAAGAATTGGAATAATGGAAAAACTTTAGAAGAACTCGAAGAAGAAGCGTTCGAAGAGATGCTTATGGGTTCTGTATTAAACGGCGATATGGGATACGCCTAAACAAAGAGAGAGTAAAAAATGAATAATGATAATTTAAATAGTTATAAATCCTTACCTTGTCAGAAATGTGGTAGGATTGTAGATAATGTAGGAGAAGATGCCGTTAAGGTAACTTGTTCTATGTGTGTTTTAGGTATGGTAGGTTTTCCTGAAGAACCTAAATCAACCTACAAACCAACAGGTCGTCCAGCAGGATGGCATTGGATGAAAGAGTTTGTTGATAAGGACGGGACCGTTTATCACTTGGGTAAAGAACAACCTAAGTTAAAGGGAACACTTCCACCTACTAAGGTTAAACCCGTGAAGAAGAAACGCAAGAAGCGTAGGACAAAAGAAGAAATGCTTCTCGCTATGGACGCTGAAAGAAAAGCAGAATTGAAGAAAGCTGTTAAGAAACAAAAAGATTTTTTAAACCATAAGTTCGGAGGCTAGATGTCTAAGAAAGATAAAAAGAAAAAAGGTCAGTTCGACCACTACAAGAAATGGACTACCAATGAGGGTTACACATTTCTCGCAGAAAATAAAGAAGATGCAATCTTGTATCTTAAACATATGGAACACTCTGATTTGGGTTCATTGAAAGAGGTCAAGGATGTTTGAGTTTTTCGTTATAAGTATATTACTTTACATAGCCTATCATGTCGCCAAAGGTAATGGTGATGATTGGTTTAACAATTTTCCATATTAATTAAGGAGTCATTATGTCATTACTACCAAGAAAACCAATAACCAAACCAGGTGAAGGGAAACCACGCCAAAAGTATGTTACACAAGAACTATACTTAGAAGAACGATATCAGATTTCTCTTGGTCTTAAAGGACCAAAAAGATTAGAGGGAGAATCGTTTGAGGAATTTCAGACTCGTAGAAGGGCAGAAAATGGCCTATTAAAAGAATATCTTAAAGGTGTTTGGGTAAAGAAAGAAGATTGACAGAACTTCATAAAAAAATAAAACATTTAACTCATACCATGTTACATTGGGCAGAGGATAATAAGACAAAAGAATGGACACCAGGTGTCCATAAAGGTGGTCATTATGTTATTCCACAAAGAAATGGTGTTGATTGGAAAAGTGATTTTAAGTTTGTTACAAAGATAGATATGATGTTAGCCGATGGACTTGATGATAAGTTGAAGAAGAATGAAATGAAAATGTGTAATGAGTTGTATAAGTTTTATAGTCAAACTTATATCAAAGATATATTAAGGAAAAAATAATGAGTGAATTTGAAAAAGGAGCTATGAGAGTAATGGGAGTAATACTAATTGGTTGTTTGATAATTTTATATCTACAACTTCTTGGTTGTACTAAATGTGTAGTTCCACCACCACCAATTGAATTAGAATATATTGATGAAGTAAAAATGGAAAATTATGCGTAGGTTTTCATATCATCAACACGAAGTAATAAATTGTTTTAAAGAAGAAAATCCAGTTATAAATAAAAAACTGAGAAAGGTATCAGTAGATGAAGGACTACATATTGCGAAAGATTTATTCAACATCCTCGCCGAGCGGAAGGATGGTATTGGTCTTGCGGCTAACCAAGTGGGTATTGACGCCGCTGTTGCTGTGGTTAATGTTAGGGAACCGCTTATATTAATTAACCCTGTTATTAAAGAACAATGGGATGAGATAGATTATTATGAGGGATGTTTAAGTTATCCAAAACAAGGTATCCATACCAAACGATATAAAAATATTATAATACAAACCGAACAAGAAGAAAGTGGTTGGTACTTTAGTGGAGCCGATAATCCAACAGATGGTAAAGGTAGTTGGGAAAAAGAACAATCAGATAAACACGAACAAGACCAAAGATTATTAGAGGCCATATGTGTCCAACACGAGATAGACCATTTAAATGGAATGACAATCCATGATAGAGAAAATAAACCAAAACCAATTGTTACCAAGGCAAAATACGGAAGAAATGAAATCGTTGGTATTACAGATGGTAAAGATTATAAAGAAATTAAATACAAAAAAGCAAAACCACTATTAGATAGTGGACAATGGACAATTTATATAGGAGGTCCGATAACATAATGCCAAGACAACAAAAGAGAATACCAAGACCAACATTTAGAAGAAAATGTCATAACTGTGGAAAGATGGCAACTAATCCAGTTGAATATCATGTAGTTCCATCCATTCCATATGGAGAACCTATTCCAGCATATTCTAAAAGTGCACCTAAAACTAAACGGGTGGATTTGAGAGGTGATCAAAAAATAATTGCCAGGAATTTTTGTAATAGAGAATGTATGGCAGAAGGTAAAGGAAAGTTAGGTGTCTAAAAAACCTAAAAAGGAAAAACCTAAACCAAAAAGTAATTATTCTGATGCGGGTAAGGGTGACAAGAGTAGAGTAGCAAATATTAACAAGTATGCCGATAATTGGGAAAAGATTTTTGGTAAAAAGAAAAAGAAAAAATGAAAATAGATACAAATAATTTATCAGTTATGAAAGGCTTTATGTCAAGTTATGGTTGGGTAAAAGGTAAGACAAGATTACCTATAGATTACAAATCAGTACCAGACCATATATGTAAGGATTTTGATGATGATTGTATTGACATTCCGCGAACATATTGGGAATGTTGGGAATATGATTCAGAGTGTGGCGTATGTCCTTTTCTTATACAAGAAGTTACAGAAAATATGGAGAAAAAGAAATGACAAGTTTAGAAGGATGGGGAGCATTTATGCTTCTTATGTTATTAGTATGGAGTACTGATATTGTAGATTGGGTGTGTGATAAAGTAGAGGATAGGTTTAAGAAATGATTGAAATTATGGGTATGTTATTGGTAATGGTTGTTATAGGTGTAGTAGGATTACTCTTTATTATTGAAATGGAAAATAAGTGAAAAAATATTTAACATATGATGATGTAAATATAGTTCCAAAGTATTCAGAACTAAATTCTCGTGATGATGTAAAACTCAATACACGATTTACCAAGAATAGAGAATTACAAATACCAATAGTAGCTTCACCAATGGACACCGTAACTGGAGAAGATATGGCTATAGAAATGATGGATTGGGGTGGTGTCGGTGTTTTACATAGATTTAATACTATTAAAGAACAAGCTCGTATGATGAAATCATTACATTATAAATGGGATAGTTTTTTTAATATAGGTGATGGTAAAGAAAGAAGTGCTGATAATGATTATGATGAGTGGTATGAGAAACTACATAATAAGAATAAAATATCCAAATCAGATTGGGAAGATTTAAAAGATTATGGAATGTTTACAGATGATATGGCAGAAACAGATGAGATGTGGAGAAAAAAACCACTATGTGCAGCAGTTGGTGTTAAAGGGGATTATTTAGAACGAGCAAAAGAATTAGTAATTAACGGATGTAATGTGATACTTATTGATGTAGCACATGGCCATCACAAACTTGTAGGAGATGCTATTGAAGAAATCAAAAGTAAAATATCAAATATCGAGGTCGTCGCGGGAAGTATTGCGACAAGAGATGGAGCAGAGTTTCTATGTGAAAAAGGTGCTGACTCCATACGAGTGGGAATCGGTAACGGCTCATTATGCGAAACAAGAATCAGAACGGGGGTTGGACTTCCTACGATTACTTCTCTTCTTGATGTGTGTTCCGTTGCTGATAGGTATAATGTTCCTGTCATTGCTGATGGTGGGATTCGTAATGTTGGTGATGTCTGCAAAGGACTTGGTAGTGGAGCCGATTCGGTCATGGTTGGCTCGTTACTTTCGGGGACGAAAGAAAGTCCAGGTTCAATAGAAAAACAAGGTGAATGGCCAAACGAAAAATTATTTAAAAAATACAGAGGTTCTGCTTCAAGAGATAAAAAAGGTAACGATAAGAATGTTGAGGGAAACCATAAGGTGATTCCTTATAAGGGCAAGGTAAGACGAATACTTAGTGATGTAGAACATGGAATAAGAAGTTCTTGTTCCTATGTAGGAGCATCTAACCTTGAAGAATATAGGTCTTTGGTAGAGTTTGTAGAGGTTACAAACGCAGGACAAGTTGAAGCAAAACCACACTTACTAAATTAGGAAATTAAAATGAGAGATAAATTAATAAAATCTACTGAGAGTTTTTTACAAGGACATATAGATAAACATATTGCTAATATAGAAAACTTGTTAAATAATAATGTAGCTTTAGCAGAACATCCTGATATTATTGAAACAATTGAAAAAGAATTAGATGTTGTGGCGGGGTACGAGGATAAGTTGAATGTGTTGAAAAAATATTTTGGTGGTAGTACATCAAGAGAATTATTAAACGAAAGAGTTCCAGGTGAATAATTTTTTTAATGATTAATCAATTTTTTTATACTTATCTTAAATTATGGAGATACTTATATGGACATAACAAAGATTATACAAATATTAAGTGAAGCATTAGATGACAAAGATTGGGATGTAATCAAAGAATTATTAGAAGATTTAATCTACGAAGAAGAAAATCCTATTCAACATTATGAAAAGGATAATGATGTAGATGATGAAAATTTATGGGGCTGACATGGTATTCGACTGGTGTTATTCGGTACTAAAGTGCAGCAGAGTTTGAGTAAACTCTTAAATAAAACTCAACGAAACTCAAATGGCGATAATTCGCTAGACGGGTTGGTAATTGACTGGCATTTAGCTGGTGCTGAAATGGGATTTGACAACTATGTTGATGAACCTGTTTCTGATTCCCAACCAACATACGCTTACGCGTAAGTTACTGAGTTGTCTAACACTCGGTCATAAAATAAGTTAGACGATCTTCTTCGGTAAGTGTGAAATAAAACGGACTTATCAGTTTGACCATTCTGTGTAAAATGGACATGGTGGGTTTGTCGGTGGACTACCAATTTGGAAACCGAACTAAGCTGTGAATGACTTTTTATAGGAAACAGACAGGACGGGAGTTCGATTCTCCCCAGCTCCACAACAAAATATGGTTATGAAAAAATATTATTACGAGAGAAGTAATCTCTTAGAATCTGAAATCAATATAAATTTCGAAGAACTTCTTTGGATGAATAAAGAACAAACCGAAGAATGGATAGAAAGTCTTAGAAGTTTTATATTATCTGAATGGGATGATAAAGGTATTCCACCTACAATCGGACAAGACACCAAAGACATAAAAAAGAACTTTATGAAACTACGAGAGTATGATGTACATCATAAGTTTTTAGTTCGTGATGATAGTGATAACGAAAATGTGATTAAAAATTATAACAAGCATGCAAGTGGTGTTAATCAATTTTTTCCAACTATGTTAAAGACTCGTGTACAAAATGGTTCTATCTATGATTGGTTCACAGATGAATATAAAGATAAATTTCAAAAGGTTATTAAACGAATCCTTAAAAGAGATTCAATGTATAATTGGTCTAAGTGTGTTTTAGATGGTGAAGAAATACCAGAAAACTTTTTTATAGTTCAACACAAACATAACGCAGTAGAGAGTCAATACAAAACACTTTCAGTTGAGGAAGTAGAGAAGTTAGATGATAAACATAAAACTAATCTACCAAAGGAACTTGATGGTAAAACATACAAGTTCTTAGTTAGGGATTTTCAATTAGGACAAAAGTTATTTCCAGCAGGTATTCAAGCATTTAGATTAGGACTTGGACAACCAGCAGTTAATTTTCCACCACTTACAGCACGATACTTATACGAACATTATACAAATCATATAGAACAAGATGAACCATTAAATATTTATGATCCTTCAAGTGGATGGGGTGGTCGTATTCTTGGAGCTATGTCATCTTTAAAAAGAATACATTATATCGGAACAGACCCGAATACAGATAACTACATAGATGAGTTAGGTAAATCAAGATACGAATATGTAGCCGATTTCTTTAACAATGAGGTATTAGAAACCAATCCATTTTGGGAAGAAGATAAAAATACTTATCATTTATTTCAAGATGGAAGCGAATTTATTGGGAACAATCCAGAGTTTCAGACGTATAAGGGAACACTTGACTTAGTTTTTACAAGTCCGCCATACTTTGACAGAGAGCAATATAGTGAAGATGAGGAACAATCCTTTAAGTTATACCCTAAGTATGATAGCTGGAGAGATGATTTTTTAAGACCAACTTTAGTCAATGCTTTTAATAGTTTACGAGAAGATAGATATTTATTATGGAATATCGCTGACATAAAAGTTGGTAAAATCTATCATCCGTTAGAACAAGATAGTATAGATATTCTCTTATCATTAGGAGCCGAATATCAAGGCAAACTCAAAATGTTGATGACATCTATGGTTGGTGTTGACCAATCTAATGTCAAAAACTCGGTAAAAATAAATGGAACTTATTTAAAGTATGAACCAATATTCATTTTTTACAAAAAATGACTTGACTTTTACTGCAAAATGTCGTAAGATCAAGAGTAATCAGAGGATAATAATATGTTAGATAAAACAATAAGTACAACAACAGCAATCGCGGGAATGGTGTTTGTAACTTTTATGAATGGGTATGTATCAACAAGTATGATGACTAATCATTCAAATATGTATAAAGAATCAAGTGATTCATTAATAGTTATGAATCAAAAACTACATTCTGAACTTCAAGAGTTTTACAAGTTTGGTATTGAGGTTGATGTAACTATGTATCAACCTGTATATCCACAAACGGATAAAACACCAGATATAACTGCGGATGGAACGAGAATCCGTATCAGTAAAGCAAGTGAATATAAGTTTGTAGCACTTTCAAGGAATCTCTTAAAAAGATGGGGAGGCCCATTTGATTATGGAGATTTTATTTTAATTAAAGGAACTAAAACTAAGGATGGTGTATATCAAGTAAGAGATACTATGAATCCTAAGTGGGTTAATGTTGTGGATATTTTAGAATCCAAGCATGTAGAACCATATAAGTATGAAAATGTCCACATCTACAAGATGAATTGGACAGATAATTTATCATTATTAAATAACAAATCATAAATAAAGGAGAATAAATGTCTAAAAAGAATACTGAACTAAAAGTGGGAGATTGGGTAAAGGTTAGATTAGTAGGAATAGATCAAGGAAATCAACCAGCTTATCAGATAGAGAATATTGATGGAGATGAGTATGTAGTAGTACAGACAGAGGGAACTTACCAACACAGAATTAAAATTGAAAAAGAAAAATTGACAAAATTATAAAGAGGTTATAAATGAAACAACTTACAGAAACCCAGTTATTGGATAACTGGAATAAGTTGTTGCAACTAATAGAAGATACATTCGAGGGTGAACGAAAAGAGAAACTCTTGGAAATGTATAAGTTCTTTGAAGATAGAATGATAGTTGCACCAGCATCAGGAAAAGAAGAATACCATTATTGTTACGCAGGTGGTTATGTAAATCATGTTTTGCATGTTTGTGAAACTGCATTAGAAGTATCCAATACCTATGAAAAGGTTGGTGGGTATAAAGATTGGACAGATGAAGAACTTATCTTCTCTGCCATGCACCACGACTTGGGTAAGGTCGGTGATTTAGTTGGGGAGTATTACATTCCACAAGATAATGATTGGAGAAGAAAAACACTCGGTGAGGTTTTTACTCATAGTACAGAGATTCAGAATATGAGAGTTACAGATAGGGCTTTATTTTTATTACAACACTTTGGTGTTAAGGTTAATCTAAATGAAACTCTTGCAATTAAACTTTCCGATGGGTTGTATGATGAAGCAAATCCATATTATCTTAAAGTATTTGATGCTAAGCGTTCACTTAAAAATCACTTACCATACATCATACATTGGGCTGACCATATGGCAACTCAAGCCGAGTTTGATGAATGGAAACGAGAAGATGAGGATAACAAGGAAGAAATGGAAAGTAGATTGGAAAATATAAAGAACATTAGTATTGGTAAAAAAGAAACCAAACCGAAACAAAAACATAAGGATGAGGTTTTGGAAAGTAAACACCAAGACTTGTTTGATGAATTATTTGGAGATAAATCATGATAATAGAAATAGTATTAGGAATTGTTATTCTTGTTGAAGGATATGTAATTTGGAACCTGATGAGAAAGACAGAACTACTCGAAACTTGGGTAGAAGATTTCGGTGATAGAGTTACACGAGTCCAACAAGAATTAAATGATATAGATTCTACTGGTCATTTTGAATCAGATGATGAGATAGGTTCTATATTCACATCAATTAAAGAAGTAGTTAATGAATTAAATGACCTAACAGAAGGAGAGGAAATTAGTGAGCAAAGTTAAACAAGCAGTAAAGAAACCAGTAAAGAAAAAGAAGAAACCTAAAAATTATTATTTTGACCAAGTGGTTGAAAATGCAATAATTCGTTATAATAATACAGACGATGCGAGATTAAAGAATATTATTTATAATGACCATATAGCTTTCGCATTCGATAAACTTGCAGAAAATATAATTCATACATTTAAGTTTTATTATTTTGATGT